ATGTGCGGGATTACAGGATGGGTGGATTATAAACGCTCATTAGAAGGAGAACGGGACGTCGTTACGAAGATGGCTGAGACGTTAGCGAAGCGTGGCCCAGATGATAATAAAGTTTGGATTAAAGGAAATGTTGCATTTGGACATAAACGGTTAATCGTTGTTGATCCTGAAGGTGGGAAACAACCGATGACTTGTTTAAAAGGTGAAACGAATTATGCAATTTGCTATAACGGTGAACTGTATAATACGGAAGATATTCGAAAGGAACTATTAAGAAGGGGATATACGTTCAAAGGTCATTCTGATACGGAAGTACTATTAGCGTCGTATATGGAATGGAAAGAAGAATGTGTCGATCATTTAAACGGTATATATGCGTTTGCCGTATGGGATGAACAGAAAGAACAAGTGTTTATCGCGCGTGATCGATTAGGTGTAAAACCACTATTTTATAAATATGATAGTGGGCGATTACTATTTGGTTCAGAGTTAAAAGCGATATTGGCGCACCCAGATGTGAAGGCGGAAGTGACGTTAGAAGGATTATCCGAAATATTCGGCCTTGGACCATCTAGAACGCCTGGTCACGGTATATATGCTGGTATAAAAGAATTACGTCCAGGTCATGCGATGACATTTTCAAAGAACGGTTTATGTATATGGAGATATTGGAATGTAGAAAGTAAAAAGCACGAAGACTCCTTTGAAGAAACAGTAGAGAAAACACGCTTTTTATTACAAGATGCGATTACAAGGCAGCTCGTTTCTGATGTACCACTGTGCACTTTTCTATCTGGTGGTGTAGATTCGAGTGCGATTACAGCAATTGCTGCGAAAGAATACGAAAGATCAGGAAAAGGGCAATTACACACATATTCAATTGATTATGAAGATAATGACAAATATTTTAAAGCGAATGCATTCCAGCCAAATTCAGATGCACCATTTATTCATTTGATGACGGAGACGTTTCAAACGATTCATCATCGATGCGTCATTTCAAATGAACAATTGGCGCAGTATTTAACAGAAGCTGTACTCGTTCGTGATTTGCCTGGTATGGCAGATATTGATTCGTCATTATTATGGTTTTGTCGTGAAATTAAACAAGATTTTGTCGTCGGTTTATCTGGGGAATGTGCAGATGAAATATTTGGTGGTTATCCGTGGTTTTATAGAGAAGATGATTTACAATCGAGTGCATTTCCGTGGATGCGTTCTACAGAAGCACGTGAACAATTGCTAAAGAAAGAATGGAGAAATAAATTAAATTTACAACAATATGTACAAAGGCGCTATGAAGAGTCCATTCAAGAAGTTCCTATTTTAGAGGGAGAAAGCCCAATTGAAGCAAAGAGAAGACAATTATTTTATTTAAATATGGTATGGTTTATGACAACATTATTAGACAGAAAAGACCGTATGAGTATGGGCGCAAGCTTAGAAGTACGCGTTCCATTTGCGGATCACCGACTTGTCGAATATGCGTGGAATATTCCTTGGGAAATGAAAATGTATAAAAATCGCGAAAAAGGTCTATTGCGTAAAGCACTAGAAGGATTACTTCCAAATGACATCTTATATAGAAAGAAGAGCCCGTATCCGAAAACGCATAATCCGCACTATACGAAAGCAGTAACGGTGTGGCTACAAGATTTATTAACGGATAAAGGCTCGATTTTACACGAACTATTTGATAAAGAACAGCTGAGCGGATTAATTGAGTCAGGCGGCAGCGCATTTCAAACACCTTGGTTCGGTCAATTAAACACAACCTAACTACATTAAATAAATACAGTTAGGTCGCGGTTATTTTATTTTGAAGTCTATAACCTTTATTACTGGTGGAATTGGATTCTTACCTGCACGAGCAGGTTTTATCACATCGACTGTAATAGAAGATACAATCGCATTTACTGCTGCTTTCTTTGATTCGTTGTTCAAATTGTACCATTCATCTTTCAACTGATTTAAAAGTTCTTTTATTTCGAATGGAGATGCTGTATCCGTTATATTAGCTAGTTGTTTTTGAATTATGTTTTCTTCTTGAGTCAGTGTTAACATATCTTTTTTATATTCGTTCTTAGGAATATCTCCTTCTATGAACAGATATTTTAACCGTGCTTTCTTATCTTGGATTCTATTATATTGTTCTTGTAAATTACTTAACTCTATTGGTTTTTCCTCAGTATCTTCAAGGTCAATGATTGCATCCTCCAAGAGATTTAGAAATTCTTTTTCAAGTACATCTTCTGGAACTTGAGGCATATCACATGTTCCTTTATGATGTCTTGAGCTACATCGATATCCCATTACAATTCTGTTATGAGCCCTTACTTGTTTACTTCCTAAAAAGTGTTTTCCGCATCTGGAGCATCTTAACACATTAGAGAATACGAAAAAATTCTGCAACCTAACTTTACCTATCTTTCTACTATCTTGTACTTGTTGAACGGTATACCATGTATCTTTATCAATAAAAGTTTCAAAATCCTTTTGGGCAATATCTGTTAAGATATCGTCTCCCCAGCGAATTTTCCCAATATAGATTGGATTATTTATGATATAACGCACTGCATCGTAATTAAATGTTTTCCCTCTCTTGGTTTTAACTCCGCGACTGTTCAAAGATTTTACAATACTTATTACACCTTTTGTTTTGTACATCTCAAATATATATTTTACAATTTCAGCTTCAGTATGATTGATATACAAGTTCCCTTTTTTTACGTCATATCCCATAGGCGCTTTAGCTCCATTTCTCAAACCTAATTCAGCCTTTTTATGCATGGAGTCTCGTACACGTTCTGCTGTTGTTTCACGCTCCCATTGCGCAAGTGTCGCAACTAGGGTAATAAACATTCTTCCAGTAGCCGTTGTTGTATCAAATATTTCTGTACTACTCTTAAATTTAACATTATATTCATCCATCATTTTTAGAATGGAATGTAAGTCTGACACAGAACGAGTGAAGCGATCTAATCTGTAAACAAGAATAATATCAAATTGTTTTTTCTTCATATCTTTTATCATTTGTTGAAAAGCTGGTCGTTCTGTGTTTTTTGCACTATATCCCTCGTCACAGTAATCATTTACTACTACCCAACCTTGGGATTTAGCGTACTGTTCAAGACGAAGTCTTTGCATATCTAATGAAATACCTTCTTCAACTTGCATGTCAGTGGATACACGTCTATAAATGACACATTTCATTAGTGAAACTCCCTTCTTAATTAATTTATATTTTATGTATGTTTTTTATTTATTAGACGAATACTATGTGAAAATACAGGTTGTAGGAGGGATGATTATGAGTCGGAGTCAATTAAGTAGTTGACTCTTGCTTACAGTGAGATAACTCACTGTTTTTCCGACTGAATGAATTCGTATAAATCTTCCATATTTACATTAAGTTGAGAAGCAATGTTTTTAGCGGTTTGATAAGACATAACTGTGTTATTGTTTGCGTAAGAATGTATTTGTTGTTTAGCCATGCCGAGTTTCAGTGCTAGATCTACTTGAGTTAATCTCTTCTCTTTTAATATTTCATTCAGTCGACATTTGCCGACTACATACACCTTTTCACCGCCTAATTATTGAATGATTGGGCTAACGCTATATAAAAACTTACCTATAATTTTTATGTCTTCACAGTTATCTCGTGAGAATTGTTGGTCCTTAAAACTTTCATCATGTGAGCAAGGCTCTAAAACCATTAAGTCTGTAAATTTGTATACCTTTTTTAAAGTTGCATAATGTCCATTTACAATTACAGCCGCTATTTCTCCATTTTCCACATCAGGTTGTTTTTTTAGTACTGCATAATGACCGTTAGGAACAATTTTATTCATGGATTCACCGTTTACTACAAGTCCAAAAAGTTCATCTGGATTATTTGTTTTATATGGAGGTACGATCCTATCTACTATATCTTGTACAGCTTCAATTGGAGTGCCAGCAGCTATTTTGCCGATTACAGGTATTTCAGGATTACTTACCATTTTTTCAGTCTGTAATAGTCCTAATTGATTTGCTGTTATAAGCGATGATGTTGTGGTACCACCATTAATCATAGTTCCTTCTTCTGAAACTAATTGCAATACACCATCTACAATAGCAGCTTTTTTATTTTTATAAGTTGTATCAATATCAGCTTTGGTTACACCCCAAACAGCAGCCATTTTCTCTAAAACACCTGAACTTGGTTTAGCTCTGTAATTCATATAATCACTTAGAGTACTTCTTGCAATACCGATTTGACTAGCCAATTCAGATTGAGTCATATCATTTTCTTTTAAATACTTTTTTATGTTTGCTACTATAGTTTCTTTTTGTAAATCAGTCATGATTTCACCTCCTATATTGATTACGTTTTTAATATACCATATTACGAATAATTCGTAAAGTGTACGTTTTGTATGATTTTTTCGTACTTTAGTATTGAAATTACATAAATTTAGTAATACAATGAATCTCGAAGGAAGGGGGTTGCACAATGGATTATTTCAAAAGAACATTGAATGAACTCAGGGAAAGTGCAGGATTCAATCAAGCAGAACTTGCAGATATATTAGAAGTATCCCCAAAAACATTATGGTTATATGAACAAGATTCAACTAACATACCAGACGAATTAATTAAAAAGTACATGTACTTGTTTGATGTTCCTTACGAGGATATATTTTTTGGACCTAAGTACGAAAAATTCGTACAGATGAAAAATCGAGTAAAGGAAAGAGCAAACAATTTAAAAAATATCGTTTCATGAAATTTCGTTATAAATGGATAGTCCTACTGTCCCACATACATATAAATGCATTGAGGTGATAGAGGATGAGTAAGGAACAAATTATTCGTGATGAATATGGGTATGTGGTGAAAGTAATCCTTACAAAAGAACAGTGGAAGAAATTTTTAACACCGTTAATACCAGCTGCACGGGAGCTAATCATTCAAAGGAAAGTAGAACAACGAAATAAGCAAAATGAAAGTAAATAATTTTTTTAACATTTTTGCGAAATTTGCCGATAAATATTTGTTCTACAGATAAAGGGAGAGTGAACGAAAATGAACGGAGTATTATCCGCGAGTAAATTGATGAAAGCATCAGAAGTTGTAAAAAGATGTGCTGAAATGAGAAAGCATCCAGCAATGTTATTAATTACTGAAATTGAAGCAAAGCGCAAGATGTACGAAATGAACCGTGAGGTTTCAGCTCGAAGGGAGGTGAGTTAATTGAAGGAAGTAACGTTAGTTTTTAAATCAGGTGCTAAAGCAAGTTTTACAGTAGAACAATTTAAAACAATTATAAATGGTTTCGGTTCTATTGAAAAAATTGAATGGGACACAAAAGGATTAAGCAAACAGTTGGTCCATCTCAATAAACATAATATCGACGCAATATTTGTGGAAGAGATTGCTGAAGAGGAATCAATTAAAGAACCGGATCATCCAATTGAAGATTGCTATGGTTGTGAAATTCAGCAAGATGATAAATATTTTGTGTTTGGTCAGGATGTCGTACTTAAAGAAAATTTAACGGATTACTTAATTGAGAAACAAAATGTTGAATGTTTTCGAGCTGTATAAAAGAAAAACCACCTGCGCCAACAGGTGATTTAGAAAAACAAAATTCACAGTCATTATAGCATGAATAGATTTCCTGTAAAGGAGGTTACATATTAATGTGTAAATTTACGCCGGAACAAATTGAACGTGCAGCCGCTAATGGAATTAGTAAATCACTTTTATATACACGTACAAGTAACAAAATGAAAATGAGCGTAGAAGAAGCCATAACTACACCTAAGATGTCCAAAGCTGAAGCTGGACGTAAAGGTAAAGCGAATGGACCTGATTTTACTTTTAAGCGAGGGGAATCTGTATGGATAAACAATTAGCACCTAAAACTATATATCTAGTAAGTATAGGTAATTTATTTGTTAGTAAAGCGAATCCATTGGTCGTAACTAAGTTAGTGAAAAGTGCAATGGAATTTGAATATGAAGAATCAAAACAAGTAGCCAATGATGTTGGTGGAGAAGTAATCTGCAAAACAGTGGAATATGCCAAGGTGGTGGAATTTTGATGGATATTAAAGCGATTGAAAATAGTGTACAAGCTATTCGTTTAGCTGAAGAGCAAGGAATTCTAGGCGTTTATTCCGAGAATCAGGTTCATGTGAAACGTCAATTATTAGAAAAACTTTTAACTGAAGAAGGGGATTTAGAAGTGGTAAAGCGTGATGATTGGGAATATCCACTTCAAGTTGAGTTTACGAAAAATGGTTTAACATATCTTTCTCTTTACACTGTACGGAACTTTGAAAATAAATTTGGAGGTAATATCGATGAATGCATTACAACAAAATGAATTATTAGAAGTGGACCAATTACAAGATGCGGAGCGACAATTTGAAATTACGGATATTAACGGTTTAAATTGGGCATTCCGCAAATTAACGGCTCTTAAAGCACAAGAAAAGGAAGTTACGACACTAGCAAATGTTGAACGTGATCGTATTACTGAATGGGAACAAAGTGAATTAAAGCCCATCCACAATAGTATTTCATTCTTTGAAACTCATATTCAACGATATCATGCGGAACAACTTGCAGCGGATCCAAAGCAGAAAACAATTAGTACACCTTATGGTAAATCAAAAACTCGTAAGAGTAAGGAAGCTCCTGAACAACAGGATAAAGCCCAGGTACTTCAATATGCTATTGAAAATAATCTGGATGATTGCTTAAAAACAGAAGTCAAATGGACTGATTTCAAGAAGAAATTAAAGATTGTGGAAATCAGCGGTGAAAAAGTAATTGTGGATGAGGATGGACAAATTGTTCCAGGGGTGACGGTTAAACCTGAATCTATTTCTTATAGTGTGGAAGTTTAGTAATGATTCAGTTTTACAAAGGAATAAGGTTAGAACTTATTAATCGCAATTACAAAAACTATGCAGCGAAACGATTTACATTAGGTGGAACAAATCAAAACGTATGGATTCCTAATAAACATTTAAATCCTGATGGATCCATAAAAGAAAATGAAAATATCGATTATGTATTTCGAAAAGCTCAAAGGCAGCTAGAGCTTGCTGGATATACAGAGCCGATTATCGGAATTAAAAGACGATCAATTGTGGAGGTATAAGAATGGGTGCATACGATACACCAACAAAAGAATGTCCATATTGCAAAGAAGAAATGGAAGCTGATTTTGTAGATATAGGAATTGGGATGCAACAGTGTGGACCATATCATTGTCAAGTGTGTGGCGCAAGTGAAATTGGTCCAGAACTATACGATTGGTATTACCAAGATAGAGAAGGAAGAACTTTATATTTAACTGGAAAACGTCGTTATTATATTTGGGCGAAAAAGAAATATAAATTTAGCGGAAATCCAGTTTTAAAGCCAGGGCATCCATTCTCTAAAACGGAGTTAGAAACTGGTTATTATCAAGGGAGAATATCTCCTTATGCCAATACAGTTAACGGAATGTTAGTAAACCATGTAACAGCTAAATCTGCATATAACCTTGGATTGCTAGATGAAAAAGGAGTGAATTAAATGAAAACTAAAAACGGTACTGAAATTACGAAAAGTGAAAGAGCAAAAATTATTGCTTATTCAAAACCAGGCAGTGGGAAAACAACGGTTGCTGGGTTATTACCAGGAAAAACATTGGTATTTGATATTGATGGGACAAGCCAAGTGTTATCTGGTTATGAAAATGTAGATGTAGCTGAAATTGATGAGAGCAATCCGCATGATAGCATTCTACAGTTTTATGCACTTGCAAAAGCTAATATCGATAAGTATGACAATATTTTCATCGATAATTTAACTCATTATCAAAAGTTATGGTTGCTTAAAAAAGGCGAAGATACTAAAAGTGGTATGCCTGAATTGAAGCATTACGCTTTGCTAGATAACCATCTTTTAAAGTTAGTAGAAACATTTAAGGCATTAGATGCAAATATTATTTTCACGGCTTGGGAGACAACAAGAACTATCATTCATGATGATGGTCAGCAATATACACAGTTCATTCCTGATATTCGAGATAAAATCGTTAATCACATTATGGGAATTGTTCATGTCGTTGGACGATTAGTTAAAAAAGCCGATGGGACACGAGGGTTCATCTTAGAAGGTGACCAAAGTGTTTACGCTAAGAATCATTTAGATACGCGCCAAGGCTGCATACAAGAAGAATTAATATTAGCGAATGTGGAGAAGGCATGATGACACAAGAGCGACTCATTGAAATACAAAAGAAGTTAGCGAAGCAATTTATGCAAAAAGTTGATGTTTATCATAGTGAAAAACATAGAGGGATACTTGTTGTAGGTCATGGGCAAGCACTTCATCCACATAACATTTTAGCGGTAATACCATATTAAACAATTGGAGGAAATATATTATGTCATTCTTTAAATTTGATGAAACAAACGTAAACACAGGATTTGAATTAGTTGCCGAAGGTAAATATGAAGCGGTAATTGTAAATGCGGAAGCTGGTAAAACACAAGCTGGTAAAGATAAATTATCGGTAGATTTCGAGATTCGCAGTGATGTACCACAAAATCATCAAGGTGCAAAAGTACTTTATAACATGTTTACATTCGAACATGAGGTTTCAGTACGAATCGTTAACTCATTATTAAAAGCATGCGGTTTTGGTAATAATCATGCTTTCACTTCTGCTGAAGATATGGGCAAGCAACTTATCAATAAGAATTTAAAAATCACTGTAAAGCATGAAGAGTATGACAAGGTTGTGGATGGTAAAAAGGAAAAACGTACCGCAGCAAAAGCGAAATACTATGATGTGTCGGATGTAAATCCAATTACAAGTGGTCCAGCAGTAACGGTTGGTGATAGTGAATTACCGTTCTAAATAATTTCATAGAGAGGTCGGTTTTGGCGACTTCTCTTTTTTATACCATAAAAAGCTAATTGGAGGGCGAAAAAATGAATAATAGCGAAATTTTATATAAACCAACAGTGCCTGAATGGGTTGCTGAAATCCTTCAAAAGAAAAAGAATCGAGATCCACTTGCAAGTTTAGGACATTCGAAAGAGTGGGCTGAGTGGAAATATAGATATTCTAGAAAGTACAAATATGCAATGTTAAATGGATGGATTGTAGAAGAAGGTTAAAAAACTTAAGTGAACTAAAAAAATGGAGGGCGCAATGAAAGAAAATCCATACAATTTTAATGAAATTCCTACTGAATTAAAAGCCCTTCCGCAATGGATCTTATGGCGTAAGGAAAAAAGAAACGGCAAACCAACAAAAGTTCCATATCAAGTCACTGGTGAAATGGCGCAAGCAAATAACAGACGTACCTGGTCAACGTTTGCAACAGCGGTCAAATTCTACTTAGAAGGTGATTATGACGGAATAGGCTTTGTATTTAGTAAGCAGGATAAATATATCGGAATAGATATTGATAAATGTGTTGTAGATGAAAAAACAAATGCATTTGCAACAGAGATTATCGATACATTAGATAGCTATACAGAGTTTTCACCTTCAGGAAATGGGATTCACATCATTATCAGGGGTGGTCTTCCACAATCTGTTTTAGGTACTGGACGTAAAAATACAAAGCATGGTTTAGAAATTTACTCATATGGTCGCTTTTTTACCTTTACTGGAAATCGTGAGAATTCCAATGATGTATATGAGCGAACGGATGAACTAGCTGAAGTATTCGAAAAGTATTTTGATGACAGTGACATTCAAGGGCGTGTAAATCTAGCAGAATTTGAAAAAGATGAAATTAAAATTTCAAATGAAGTTTTGTGGGAAAGAATGTTTAGAAGTAAAAACGGTGATGAGATTCGTTCATTATACAACGGCAACTTAATAAATAATGACCATTCGGCAACTGATCTTGCTTTATGTAACCACTTAGCTTTCTGGACAGGTAAATCAGCAACTCGAATGGATACGATGTTCCGTGAGACTAGCTTAATTCGTGATAAATGGGACGTTATCCATTTTAGCGATACAAATGAAACATACGGCGAGAGAACGATAGGAACAGCCATTTCATCTACTTCCACAACTATTTTAGATAACAAACAGCAATTCGAAGAATTTTCCTTTGATTTCATTAATGAAGATGCGGTTGAAGTTGTGGAGGACAAGCCGAAAAAGAAATTCCGTTTAACTGAATTGGGAAATGCTGAACGTATCGCATATGAATATGGCCATGTAATCAAATATGTTAGCGATATCGGTTGGTATATATGGGACGGCAAACGTTGGAAGCTAGACACGAAAAAAGAGATTGAAAGAATTACAGCCAAAGTACTTCGCAGCTTATATAAGTCAGAAGATGAAGCGGAAACGAAATGGGCTCGGATGTGTGAACGTAGAAACATCCGAATGAACAGCATCAAGGACCTTATGCCGTTAGTTCCAGGAGAACGTGAGGACTTTGATAGACATAAATATTTGTTCAATGTTGAAAATGGCATTGTTGATTTGAAAACAGGAAAGCTGCAGCAACATGATCGGGAACTTGGTTTAACTAAAATTACTAATATTTCATTTGATGAAAATGCGAAATGTCCAGAATGGCTTAATTTCTTAAATCAAATTTTTCAAGGTGATAAAGAACTTGTGGACTATATGCAGCGGTTAATTGGTTATTCTCTAACAGGAGAAATTACGGAGCAAATAATGGTCTTCTTGATTGGTGGAGGTTCCAACGGAAAATCGACCTTTATTAATACAATTAAGGACTTGTTGGGTGAATACGGTAAACAAGCGAAATCTGATACTTTCATCAAGAAAAAAGAAACAGGAGCCAATAATGATATCGCTAGATTAGTAGGGGCGCGCTTTGTATCTGCAATTGAAAGTGAAGAGGGGGAACAACTCTCAGAAGCTTTTGTAAAACAAATAACAGGTGGAGAGCCAGTGTTAGCACGTTTCCTTAGACAAGAATATTTTGAGTTCATACCAGAGTTTAAAGTATTCTTCACTACAAATCATAAGCCAGTAATTAAGGGTGTTGATGAAGGTATTTGGAGACGTATTCGCTTAATTCCATTTAACTTACAACTTCCAAAAGAGAAGCGTGATAAGAAATTACCAGAGAAGATAAGTCTTGAAATGCCTGGCATTCTGAATTGGGCGATTGAGGGTTGCTTGAAGTGGCAGAAGTCGGGACTAAGCGATCCGGCAATTGTAATGAAAGCAACTGGTGATTACAAAGAGGAAATGGATATTCTCGGTCCGTTTATATTCGAATGTTGTTTTAAACGAGAAGATGTTCAAATTGAAGCAAAAGAATTATATGAAGTTTATTCCAATTGGTGTTTTCGAAATGGTGAGCATCAATTGAAAAATAGAGCATTTTACCGAATTTTAGAATCCCAAGGATTCAAAAGAGAACGTGGTAACAAAAATAAGTATTACATCAAAGGTGTTACTTTAACAGACCGAAAAAATACTTTTCAGCAGCAAAAGTTACTGAAAAACGATGAAAATAGCCAAAGTGTTACTAAAAGTAACCCATTTAAAATTACTTAAAACCCTTGATACATAAGGGCTCAAGGTACTTTTTATACTCTTTTTGTTACTTTTGTTACTAAAAATATATATAAACAAAAAATAAATATATATATAAGTATTCTATTAGGGAGCTTAATGCTCAAAATAGGTAACAAAAGTAACCTAGGTGCCTTAATCCCTTGGGGCTCTAAGGTTCAAGTGGGTTACTAAAAAGTAACACATACTAATTTTCGGTGTTATTTAGTAACACTTCTAAGTAATTTTGATAACAGAGGTGATAGATTTGCAGGTTTTATTAATTTTAAGTTCGATTTGGAAATCAGGTGCAAATATCTACCTTGATGAAAAAGATAATCAAGTTGCGATAAAGAAACAAAATTTAATTCCAGCGGAAGTAATGAAGGCTGCCGAACAAAATTATCAAGCTATTTATGATTGGTTTAAATCTTGGAAAGACGAAAGTTCGGAGAAAATCACATTAATGAAGATATTCCATCACTTTTGCGGATGGCAGCATAACGAGAAATTACATAAGTGGTTACTTGATGAAGAAGATTCGTTGCAATTATTTTATGACTGGACGATTGTCCTTGCTAAGAACGGATGGACAGATGTTTATGACGATCATCGACAATTTGAAAATGATGAATCGAATGCAATGGCTAGAAAAATATATGAACGTGCGGTTTTATATGCAAGGAAAGGAGCATGAGAGATGGGCGAAGGATATTCAAGGGATGAAACAGGGTTAACTATTGTTAGATGGATCCCTGAGTATTGGCAAGACTACACAGGTGATAGTGGTATTGACTATGAACCTATAGAGTTTTTATACATTCCATGCAGATATAAATGTTGGGGTAAGGGCATTTAACAAAGCGTTATTTTTAATTGAAAAGGGGAATCTAAATGATTCGTTTCCATTACACAGATAAAGAAATAGATAAAATCCTTAAAACACTCACAATCGTTATCGATACTCGTGAAAACGTAAATGGTCATATTCTTGATTATTTAAATCAAAAGGATATACCAGTAAAGCTACAAAAATTAGATACGGGTGATTACGGCTGCATGATTCCCAAAAATGAAGAGTTAGGCATTTCTCGTGACATTTACTTAGATAGTCGAGTAGAAAGAAAAGCTCACATGGATGAGATCACAGGGAACTTACAAAAGGATACTCAAACAGCGTTTGAAAATGAATTAATTCGTTCAAAGGACATTCCATTCACTTTAATTGTGGAGGACCTTAAAGGGTACGAAAAGATGCTAAAGGGTCAATATCGTTCGAAATATAATCCATTAGCGTTACTTGGAAGACTTAATACATTTAAAGCAAAATACGATTTTGAAATTGTGTATTTAGATAACAAGTACAGCGGTAACTGGATATATTATCACTTTTACTACCAAGCTAGACATTATCTTAAAACAGGAGCCTTTTAATATGACATATTCTCGTGAAGAACAAGAAACTACACTAGTTTTTGATAATAGTACAGGTCAGTGGAATATTTACTCTACTGTTCCTAAACATATTCGAAAACTTAGTAATCTATGTGAATTACAAACCTTAGAAGAAGAGGATGGAAGGCCAACGGCTGTTAAAGGCATTCTTCAAGAAAAACAAGTAACAATGAAGAATTTACGAGTTATGACAGAAGAACAAAGACTGAAAGCGGCTGAAAGACTTTCTAAGGCTAGAAACGCTGTAATTAATAACGAAAAATAACATTGAACATTCAATAAGGTCTAATTGGTTTAATTTAAGTCGAATCACAAAAAACAATTATTAATTAGGGGGATTTATCAATGGCAAAAGTACAACTTAATCAAAAGGAACAACATTATGCAGATACACGTGAAGAGGCGGAGGAAATCATTTCAGCTGCTAAAGAAAATGACAACCTTCAAATGCACAAAATCGCAGAGAAATATAACAAATACGGTCAGTATTTCTTGATTGATTTAACGTTCGCTTATCAAACTCCTAAAGAAGTGATGGAGAGTCGTCCACAAAATGATGATGTTCCAGAAGGACAAATGAGTTTTGAAGAGCCACATGAAGGTGTAGATTACAAAGTTAATCCAGATGGGACAACGGAAGTTGCTCCTGGCCAGTTAAAAATCGTTGATGATGAAAAAGTTGCTGAATAAATAATAGTCCTGGGCTTCGGCTCAGGATATCACTTATAAATTGAAAGGATGTAATTAAAAATGGCTAATACTGTAGTGGATCTAACGGAATTATTTACAATGCAAAAGGCACTTGATGATGATATTAAATCAAAGCATAAAAAGAATTATCTTCGCTATGACATGATGTTCAATAAAGCTTATGCATTAAAAAATGAAGTAAATGAAGCATGGAACGTTACAAATGCTTTCAAGATGTGGTCAACAAAATTTGAACAGCCGAAAGAATCATTATTAGAAGAAATGGTTGATATTCTTCATTTCTGGTTATCTGTTGCGATGGACTTTAAATTAGAACGTGAATTACGAAAAGTTGAAATTACAACAAGTAAAATTAATGGTTTCAATAAAGCATTCTTCCATATGGATAAAAACGTTAATTACTTAATAGGAAAAGTTGAGTATAAGGATAAAGCTGGTGCGAAGAAATCTATGTTAGGCATCATGGATCTATTCTATAAAACAATTGTACTTGCTGGGTTTACATGGAATGACGTGGTTCGTATGTATAAGGAGAAGAATGAAGAGAATTTCAAACGATTAGCGGTTGGATATTAATAAAAAAGGCCAGGATTTCTCCTGGCACTCAATAAAGGGTCTCGCGTACAGAGATAGGGTGTTGATAATAAGCGGATGCGAGCGCTTATCTCAAGTGTAGTATATAACGTTTTTAAGGTGAAAAGTTAGGAGTACAGCAATATTTACAGACGTTTAACGTAGGTGTGAACTTTATGATAAATAATAAAATCGTTAATTGAGAGAAAGGGAGAATGAAAATGTCATTAGTAGGGAATTTGAAAGAAATCCAAGAAAAAGCCATCGATGAAAAAGTATTGGAATTTGCTGAAGAAATGGAAACGGCAATAAGGGAAAGTGCCGCAAAGGGATATTCAGGTTATAAGTATCAAATTCGTTATGATAATCCAGATAAGCATATGATGCTTTCAAAAGTTTTTTTAGAAAAGTTACAAGAATTAATGGACGGTGTGAAAGTTGAATTTAAGGAAGAAGAAAAGAAGGGCCTTTTCGGATCCTACTATGAACATTACATTCATTTTAAGTGGAATGACTAATTTCTATGCGAAAATATTAATTGAATGTAATCGACACGTTTCGACATATAAATTACCGTCAGAAATATAGTAATTTGAAGTTTGATTTCTTTCTTAATACAAATAGGTGTACAAGTGTTAAAACGTCTTAGAATCGAAAATAAACGTGTTTTACGAGATTTAAAGTTTTTAAGTAGAAAGTAAAGATAAAACCACCCTAAAAAGGATGGTCGAATGTTTTACTTCTTAAATTTTTCAACAGTTGCTGCGATAAATTTTCTAGCTGATTGAATCTTACTTTCCTTTTCAAGTTGATGAATTTTTTCATCAAGTATTAATTCAATCGCAACCTTGACATTCGGAAATAATTCTAAACATGTTTGTTCGTCTAATTCATGTATTCCTTTGCTTAGGATTCCATATAGTTTTCTATTTTCAACAAGAAAACTTGGAAGGTAAGTTTTTAACATTAATATTTTTTCATCCATCTTAGATTGTTGGAATGCATCATCGTTAAAGGAAGCTTCTTTTTGTGCTTCCTGTCTGCATTCTTCAATAAGATTTTCAAAAATCCTACGTAAGTAGACAAAAGAACCAGCGCCAATTCCATGAGAATAAAGTCCAATAGCTTTAGAAAAATCACGATAGTCACTTTTTAGTATTTTTCTATACTTATCTATAGAGTGTAGTTCTAAAGAAGCAATAGATGGGAATTGCCCAACCTTTGTTATTTCGTTATTGATTATTCGGAACATAAATGAATATAAATGTGATTCATCACGTTGACATTTAAATATTAAATCGATAGGGTCTGGATGACTATTTAATCTATACATTACTTCTGCTGGATCTGTATGGACATAACCCTTAATACCTCGGTTACTGTGATACTTAAATGTAGAGTCTTTTTTACATTCTGTACAATAGCAATCAAATTGAATGTTTTGGCGCTCTTTAAAAACTTTTTCGATTTCCAGACCACTAGTTTCATTAAATGAAACAGGTTCATATAGCCCAAGTTGTAATAAAAGATAAGTAGAATCTAGTTTGATTGACATAATTTATCCTCACTTAGTTGTTTTTATTATTAGTATAGCAAATTAAAGGGAATAGTTTGGTAAAATAGTAGATTTTAGAAAGAAAGTAGGTGAATCATCATTTGTTTGACTGGCTGAAAGACTATCAGAAATTAGAAGAACGAATCGCATACTTAGATTACAACTTAGATAAAACAAAAGCTGAATTAAAACGCTGGGTAAGTGGTGATTTGCGAGAGGTACGTTTAACTGCTGAATCGGAAGGCGCGAAGGTAGAAGAACGTATTGAAGCAATGGAAAATGAATTAGCACATAAGATGAATGAAATGCACAATTTGTTAGTACTGATTAATAAGTTCAAGGGGTTAGAAAACAGGGTGTTAAAAATGAAGTATGTGGATGGAATGACATTAGAAGAAATAGCTGAGGACATGAATTACAGTTCTAGTTATATCTATAAGAAACATGCTGAAATAATAAGAAGAATAAAGTTTGCTGAAGAACTTGCACTTTACTGACACCCAGTTTTATGAATGTTAACTCTTGAAAATATCGATTATAGTAATAACATAAGAAATTGACGAAAGGGCAACTGATGCATGGTTGCTCTTTTATTATGGTGGACTAATTAGTAAATGCATGTTTATATTTTGTAGCAATCCTCCGTTTTATGTAGAATAGGTATTACGAGAGAGGATGAATATTTTGAGTCAGGAAATTAATAGGGAAATGGAATCTTTAATTAGAGGTTGGGGTTTACCGAAAGCTCTTAAAGAACAAGAGGACAATATTGAGTATCGGTTTGATGATTATGGACTTGCTAATGCGGAAAAAAAATCCCCTTGCAAAAATGGAGAGGCGAGGTTTCATCTTTATGAAAAAAGAAACGGAAAAACTTTGGTTTCCATGGAGTTTTATGAAATCTCTCCGGAAACTAGCGTAGGGGCATTATTTAACGAAAAGACCATGACATTAAATTTGTTATATGTTGATGCATCTTTCAGAAAAAGAGAGATAGCTACTCATTATATTGAAAAACTTAAAGACTATGCAATTAGTGAGAGGATAGAGTGCATTGATGTACTTGCAAACCCAGATGCAAAGGATTTTGACGGTATAAGCAAAAACAATTCATTACCAAAAGAAAGATTAAAGAAATTTTATAAGAAATTCGAAAATGATAAAGTGAAATTTACGGTATTTTAAAAGCATTCCTTATGGAGTGCTTTTTATTATGTAAAGAAAAAAGCCCTAATAGGGCTATATGCTTTTCTTCATACCACATTGACGGCATTCTCTTAAATAGATGAAATCTTTAACGGAACTTTTAAATGCGGTGTTGCCGCAATTATCACAGCGACCGCTAATTTTATCAGGGTGCGCTGTATATTTGTATATCTTGCTTAGATCGTACTTTTGTTCAGGTTCCTTATTTTCCATTTGTTTCACCTACAATCTGAATTAATATAGCTTAAATATAATAACACGAAGCGTTCACATAGTGGATGCTTTTATTATGCAAAAATTACATAGGTGGTGTAAGTAATGGATGCAATGTTGGAAAACATCAAAATGAAAAAGAAACTTGAGTACTTATCTAATGTAGCTAGGGAAAACCAAGAACTAAAGGAATCGGTCAGAGTATTATCACAAACTGTGGAAGCCTTAAAAAATAAGGTTGATCTGTTAAGTGTACAGGTAAATGAATGTAATAGTGCGGATAATATCTTAGGTACTCTTGAGGATGCACTTACAAGAATAAGAGAATATGAATTAATGGAGGGTGAATGATGACTGTATCTTTTTATGATAAAGACATAAACCAAAACATTGACTTTCATGTTGGTGGCCAAGTGATTATATCTCTTAAGGGAAATGGCGATATCTACGTTAAAGGTGAACTCGTAGAGAATAATCAAGAAGTTGTGAATGGACTGAAGGAGTTCTTGAAATTAGCTAGGGGTGATAAATGATGGAAGGTAAAACGATAACACTTAAATCTCCACATAGACATAAGATTGATCCGAGTAAGATTAAAACTTTAGATGATGTGATTCAAATCCTAAGAAGAGTAACTATGCATGTTGATGATGATGGGGTAAAAGGGATTGAATATTTAATTGAAAAGGATGATGAGTGATGGAAAATAAAAATGTATTGTCTGCTCAAATCAATATTGATACAAAAGAAGCGCAAGAAAATATTAAAGAACTAACAAAGGCTACTGATGAATGTGTGGCCGCATTATCGAATTTAGAACAGGTTATGGGTAGATTTACACATCAGGTTAATACAGTTGAATTATATTGTGATGGTAAATTATTAGCGCAATCCTTAGTTAAACATACAGCGGACGCTATAAAAATATCAGCGAATGTTATCAAAGGAGTAAGGTAAATGGACAGTACTTTAAACGGTAAGATTGCTGTGCTTGGTCTTATGCCTATTGATAAGAAAGCATATATCAAATACCTTAAGCAACATGAGAAAGCAAATAAGAAAGCTGGTATTGATGTTAGACGATTCAAGTATTATAAGCTACATGGCCAGAAGCCAATGTTTTATTCTATGGAATATCTCGAGCAAACACCATTAAAAGATTTATTGGAAAGAGATAGAGGTAACGCGTTAAGAGTAAGTAGCAAGGAGTGAGGATAGATGGAAGGTGTATATGAACAAAAAGCTGAGTCTAAAAGTGTAATAGAATTATTATCTAAGTTCTCAACAGAAGAACTGATTGAAGCGTTAAAGCAAAAGGAAGATGTACAATATCGTGATACAACTAAAGATACATGGCGTGTGCAATATGATTTAACTAAGGTAAAGAAGTATTGCTTATTAATTAATAACTGCGATGTAGAATTAGTTCAAGGCATTTTGAGGTTACGAGAAGCTGAACGACAATTTTATGCTGGTGGTTGTTGTGATTAAGGAATACAAAACCAAACAACAGAAGCGTAAGTTCTATGACAGTGGAGTATGGAAGAGTCTACGTGAACAAGTAAAGAAGCGTGACAACTATGAATGCCAGGAGTGTAAACGAAACGGTCGTGTTCGTGTGGACACCAATGAGTACAGTGAGAGTGCAAAGCGTAAGAAGATTCAGCTCGTTGTCCATCATATAAAAGAACTCGAAGATCATCCAGAACTTGCATTAGAAATAGATAACCTTGAAACAGTTTGTGTTAATTGCCACAACAAAGAACATGGAAGAACATTTAAAAAGAAACAGAATAAATGGGAACATGATGAAAAGTGGTAAAAATGAATCGACAATAATAATCCCCCCCTTAAAAAATTTCATCAAAAAATGCTCTAAGGGGCACCGGAGGAGGGGGTTAACTGTCAGGTTTTTTTCAAAAATACGCGCATAAGGGGGTGGGTAGATGGCTGTCAGCATTACAAAATTAAAAGAACAGTTAATGAATAGCATTGATACAGGGGATTTAGTCCAGGTTGAAAAAGTGGAACGATACATTGACCTGGTTAGTGCATTCAGAAAAATAAACAAAACAATCAATAAAGAAGGTGAATCCGTCACAATTAAAAACGGATCTCAGGTTTTTGTTAAAGCCCACCCTCTAATAAGTGAAAGAAATAAAATTAACAGTTCTTTAATTTCGCTAGGGCGAGATATACAATTTATCGATAAACCGATTGCTCCTGATACTGGCTATAGTTCAAGTGATTTAACATGATTAAACAAAAGTATGTGGAAGAATATATTGAGCTTTATCGAAGTGGAAAAATAAAGTTCAATAAAGAAAGAGAACTGTTAATTCAATACCTAGAAAAATATGTTTTAAGCAGAGACGATTTATATTTTGATGATGAAATGATAGAGAAATGTATCCGCTTTGGAGAGAAGTGGTATTTCCCATTACAATCATTTCAGAAATTCTTAATAGCATTCGTCTTTTTATTTTATAAGAAAAATGGACGTGTATTTTATCGTAAGTTCCTGTGGATGTTAGGTCGCGGCGGTGGTAAAAATGGTCTTCTATCTGTCATTATTCACTTTTTAATTAGTGAATTGCATGGAATACCAGAGTATAACATTTCCGTAGTTGCGAATAGTGAAGAACAAGCGAAAACAAGTCCTGATGAAGTTAAGAAAACCATTCGGAAACGGGAAAATGACACATTAAGAAAAGCTTTTAAAGCAACCGAAACGCAAATAACCTCAAAAGTTACTGGCAGCGTATTGAAATTTAGAACTTCTAATGGAGATACGAAAGATGGTTTGCGAGATGGTGCGGTTGCATTTGATGAAATCCATCAATATGAAAGTAATAAAGATGTCCGCGTCCACATCAGCGGTTTGGGAAAAAAGAAAAATCCGCGCGAGTTTTACATTGGTACAGATGGATATGTCCGAGATGGCTTTTTAGATAAATTAAAAGAAAAAGCAATGAAAGTTTTAAATGGTGAAGCACGTCCAAATGCTATTTTCCCATTCATTTGTAAACTGAATGATGAAAGTGAAGTAGACGACCAGGATAATTGGGAAATGGCAAATCCGATGTTATCAAGGCCATTAAGTGAGTATGCTGAAGGATTACTTGAAACGATTAAAGAGGAATACGAAGATCTAGAAGATGATCCAAGTAACCGAGAAGAGTTCATGACAAAACGTATGAATTTACCTGTTACCAATTTAGAGCGTTCGGTTGCGAAATGGTCGGAAATTCTTGCTACAAATCGCCCGTTCCCTGAATTATACGGTCAAGAATGTATGGGTGCGTTAGACTTTGCAAGTATTCGAGATTTCGCGGCATGTGGACTTTTATTTAGAATCGATGGTGAATATGTATTCAAAACACATTCCTTTGTCCGAAAAGAATTTGTTGATATTTATTATGGATATTCTAAAAAGGCTAGTGAGCATAAGAAACAGAAGTTTGCTCCAATAAAAGAATGGGAAGAACAAGGGCTATTAACAGTTGTGGACGAACCAACGATTAATCCTCAACATATAGTAGATTGGTTTGTAGAAATGCGAGAGCAATACGGAATTAAAAAGATTATAGCTGATAATTTCCGTATGGAAGCAATTAGGCCTTTATTAGTTGCGGAAGGATTTGAAATAGAAGTTATACGAAATCCGAAAGCGATTCATAGTTTACTAGCTCCACGTATTGAAATGGCATTTGCAAATGAACAAATTATCTTTGATGATAACCCTCTTATGCGGTGGTATACGCAAAATGTATTAGTTGTAATCAAAGGTGATGGAAATAAAGTGTATGAAAAGAAAGAGCCAGTGCGTAGGAAAACCGATGGTTTCCAATGTTTTGTACATGCTCTTTATAGAGCTGATGAAATCCAAGAAGCAACTGATTTTATATTAAGTGATATTAAATTCTAATAAAGGGGGTGATAACGATTGGGTGGCTAGATGGAGTGTTTAATAGAAATAAAGAATTATCATTTATGCTGGACCTAGATTTATTGATTGATAATGCAAGTAGAACCCATATGAAGCGATTAGCTATCGATACATGTATTTCGTTCTTAGGGAGAACAATTAGCCAATCGGAGTTCCGAGTGAAAAATAATAAAGAGTTTATCAAAGATGAACTGTATTATCGATTAAATGTACGACCTAACAAGAACATGACAGCTAGTTCCTTTTGGGAAGTCTTTATCCGGAAACTTATTTATGATAATGAATGCCTTGTGATTCAAGCTGATGATGGTGATCTACTTATTGCTGATGATTTTATCCATAATGAATATGCTGTATTCGAGGATACCTTTACGAATGTGACGGTGAAAGATTATCAATTTAAGAGAAGTTTTAGGCAAAGTGAAGTTATTCATTTGAAATATCGAAATGCTAAATTAACTCCTCTGATTGATGGGCTTTTCGCTGATTACGGTGATTTGTTTGGAAGAATATTAAGCTCACAAAAACGTAAAAATCAAATCCGTGGCACTGTTGATATGGATATGATTGGTGCTAAAACGAAAGAACAGGTAGAGAAGTTACAAGAGTTTATAAATAACACATATAAAGCAATTGGTGGGAAAGATATTGCTATTGTTCCACAACAAAAAGGGATAAAGTATGAGGAAGTATATAATGGTTCCGCTAATGGCCCTAGTGTGGAAGAGATAAATAGAGTGACAAATGGCTTTTTAAATCAAGTTGCAATGGCTATTGGTATTCCCACAGCTTTGTTATATGGGGAAATGGCTGATGTGGAGAAACAAACGAAAAATTACATGCTTTTCACAGTGAAACCATTATTAAAAAAGATATCAGATGAAGCGAATGTTAAATTCTTCGAAATGAATGAATATCTTTTAGGGCAAAAAATTGTAGTTAAAGCTGTTTCTTATCAAAGTATATTCGACCTTGCAACAAGTATCGATAAACTTATTTCTTCGAGTGCGTTTACAGGAAATGAAATTCGTTCGGAAGTGGATTATGAGAATTCCGATGATCCGAATTTAAATAAGCATTACATCACGAAAAATTATACTGAAACAAATGCAACTGAAGGAGGTGAGAAAGAAAATGACGGTAAAAATTGACGTTAAAGGACCAATTATTTCTAACGATGAAGCTTGGATTTATGAGTGGTTTGAAATGGATGCAACTAGCCCTGGAATTCTTACAAAAAAACTTGCTGATGCAAACGGGGACGATTTAATTGTATCGATTAATAGTCCAGGTGGTTATGTACATGAAGGGTCAGAAATTTATACAGAATTAAAAAACTATCCTGGTCATGTGGAAATTCAAATTGTAGGTTTAGCAGCAAGTGCAGCTTCTGTTATTGCAATGGCTGGCGATAAAGTTCGGATTTCTCCAACAGCACAAATCATGATTCATAACGCTTCTATGTGGAATGGTGGAGATCATCGTGACATGTCAAAGGCAGCAGAGATGTTAAAGACAACAGACCGCGCGATTGTAAACGCCTATGTTATTAAAAGTGGTAAAACAGAAGAGGAACTCTTGAACATGATGGCTGAAGAGACTTGGTTTGGTCCACAACAAGCATTGGAAAATAATCTTGTGGATGAAATCATGTTTATGGAGAATCCAGTTAAAATGACCGCTTCAAGTGCCGTTTCTACCATGATTCCACAGAAAGTAATCGACAGTTTTAGAAACGGATCAATTAATAAAGGGAAAGCTGAGGGAATTAGCAAAGATGATTTAAATTCAGCATTATTAGGGCTGAAAAATGAAATTTTGAATGAGCTACAAATTAATACAAAACCAAATCCAAAAGAGCCTATTCAAGAACCTGTTAATACAAAACAGAATCTGAGTACGCTCTTTTTAAATTTAGGAGGAAAATAAAATATGGTTATTAAGTTTAATAATTTCGAAGAGAAGAAACTAGCTTTTGCAAAAGCAACACAGGAAGGCACAGCGGAAGAACAATCAGCAGCGTTAAATTCTATGATTGAAGCACTTGCTACAGATGTTCGTTCGGATATCTTGAATCAAGTAAATGAATCAATGGTAGACCGCTCTATTATGCAGTCTCGTGGCTCTAATGTACTAACAAGTGAAGAAATGAAATTCTTTAATGCAGTTGTGGAAGAAGGCGGCTTTAAAGATACTGAAATTCTACCTAAAACAACGCAAGAACGAATCTTTGAAGATTTAGTAAGTGGTCATCCTTTCTTAGAACATATTGGATTAGAAAACTTAGGAGCTGTAACAGAACTTATTTATGGTGATCCAGAAGGTGCAGCGGTATGGGGACCATTATTTGGTGACATTCAAGGTCAATTAAATGCTACATTCCGTAAAGAACCTATTACCCAACTTAAATTAACAGCGTTTATCCCATTATCAAACGATATGTTAAAATTGGGACCAGTTTGGGTAGAACGTTATGTTCGTACAATGATTACAGAAGCGATGTCTGTTGGATTAGAGCGAGGATTTGTAATTGGTACAGGTAAAAATGAACCTATCGGTTTATTAAAAGATCCAAGCGGAAATGTTGTTGGTGGTGTATATCCAGATAAAAAATCCGCTGGCACTTTAACATTTGAACCGGGAAGAAAAACAATTAATGAATTAAAAGGCGTTGTTAAATTACTTGCTAAAAAGTTAAAAGCTGATGGCAAAGACGCGGATAAACCAAAAAATATCGCTGGTAAAGTAGTTATGGTGACAAATCCATTCGATACGTTTGATGTACAAGCAAATGCAACAACTTTAAACGCAGCTGGCGTATATGTAACAAGTTTGCCTTTTAATCCAACTCCAACAGAATCAGTATTTGTACCACAAGGTAAAGTGCTGTTCTTTGTTAAAGGAGAGTATATTGCAGCGATGGGTGGAACGGAGCCGATTAAAAAGTTCGACCAAACGTTAGCGTTAGAAGATGCAACACTTTATATTGCTAAACAATATGCTACAGGTAAGCCAAAGGATAAATATGCAGCTCAAGTATATGATTTGAAACTTGAAGAAGTGACAACTCCAACAAGTTAAGGATGATGTGAATGGATACAGTAATTTCAACTGAAATATTACAGCAATTCAAAGATAGGATGCGCTTAGGTGATGATGAGGATGATAACCTAAGACGCATCCTATTTGCATCCAATAAAGCTTTAATAAAAGATTGTGGATCATATGACATAAACGAAGATGAGACGTTCAAAGAATTAGTATTTGAACGTTCTCGCTATGTTTATAATGATGCACTAGAGTATTTTGCCGAAAACTTTTTAACAGAAATTAATAATTTTGGTATTGCAAAAGCTTTAGAAGAAATTAAATTGGACGGTGAATAATATGCGTCCTTTTCAGTACAAAAAACCATTAAATACAGGTGATTTTAGGAATCGAATCATCATTGAACAACCTGTAGTAGTAAAAGATGAATTAAACCAGGTAATCGAAACAGATGATTGGCAGGTAGTTAAAAAAGCCTGGTCAATGATAAAGACGATGAAAGGTTCCGAGTATATTGAAGCTTCAGCTGAACATGCTACTCGGGTTTATCGTTTTGTGATTCCTTATACCTCTGGTATCACGGAAGAAATGCGAATTAATATGAAAGGTCGCATTTTTGATATTATCGAACCACCAATGAATGATGATGAGATGTATCAAACATTGACCATTATCGCAAAGGAGCATGTTTAATATGAACGATTTTGCGAGCGAACTTGCTAGAGAATTACAAAGATATGCGAATGTTGTGGAAGAAGAATTACTGACAGTACAAGAAGAGGTTGCTGATGTGGCTGTGGGTAAATTAAGAGAAAGTGGCCCTAAAAAAACAGGTGCGTATCGTAAAGGGTGGCGCAAGAAAAAAGAAGGTAATGCTGTTATCGTCCACAATACGAAAGGACAATTAACGCACCTTTTGGAAAATGGTCATGCAAAGGCTGGTGGTGGTCGCGTTCCAGCTCAAGTGCATATTCGTCCAGTTGAAGAGTATGTGATTAACGAAGTTCCAAGACGGGTTGAAAGGGCGCTTGAATAATGAGATTAGGTGAATTAATAAAAATTCTTGAAGCTACAGGATATCCTGTGGCTTATTCGCATTTCACGGCAACACCAGGTAACCCAATACCAAAACCACCGTATATCTGTTTTCTTGTGGACGGTTCAGCGAATTTAATGGCTGATAATAAGGTTTACCATCAGATTAATGATTTAAATATAGAGCTTTACACAATTAAAAAAGACTTAATTGCGGAAGCGAAACTTGAAAAAGTCCTGGACGATCATGAGATTCCTTATGATTCGTATGGGACTTTTATTGAATCTGAAAAAATGTATCAAAAAATATATGAAACGAGGTTGATATAAATGAACAAAGTTACTTTCGGTTTGAAAAATGTTCATTATGCATTATTAGATATAACAAATGGTGCGGTTAAATTTGGAGTTCCTATTCCAATGCCAGGTGGAATTGAATTAACCTTTGAGCCTAAGGGTGAGTTAACGGAATTTTACGCAGACGATATGGTTTATTATTCAGCTGACAATAACCAAGGTTATGATGGCACGTTGGGAATTGCTAATATTCCAGAACAATTTGCAATTGATGTGTTAGGAGAACAATTGGATGAAACGGATGGCGTGTTAAATGAAGTCGCAAATGCAAAGAGAAAATCATTTGCATTGTTATTTGAATTTGACGGTGATGTAAAAGCAACTCGACATATCATGTATAACTGTTCGGCGAGTCGTCCAACTATTGCATCTAAAACAAAAACAACTTCAGCTGAACCAAATACAAATGAATTGAAGTTTGTTTCAAGCCCAATTGTTTTAGTGCCAGGCGGAAAACCAATGGTTAAAACAAAAACAACTTCTAAAACTACTCAGGCAATTTATGACGGTTGGTACAATGCCGCATATCTAAAAAAAGGAGCTTAATTTAGATGGAAAAGACAATTATTATAGATGGACAAAAAGTCAGATTAAAAGCTACAGCGGCAACGGTTAAACGTTATAAGGCTCAGTTTAGACGTAATTTATTTGCGGATTTGATGGCGTTAGGAGCAATTAATACTTTAACTTCACCAGATGGGGCAGAACAACCTATTGATGTGTCTAACGTTGATATGAGTAAAGTCGATTTTGAACTTATTTATGACTTAACTTGGTTATACGCTAAAACGGCTGATCCAAGTATTCCTGATCCTATGACATGGCTGGATGAATTTGAAGAATTCCCGATTGAAGAAATTATGCCGGAAGTCATGGAATTAGTTCAGGTTACTATGGGAGCAAAAAAAAAATAAAGAAAAATAATGGAGAGCAAGGGACATTCAGTGTGGAGGAATTAACCACCGATACGTTCCTTGCTCTTTGTTATAAAGCGAAATTAACGCGTTGGGATTTAGAAGACATGACAATTGGTGACTGTTTTGATTACATCGCTGAATTCGCTGAAATAGAGAATCCAGACAAAGATAAAACACGTAAAGCAGTTCAAAAAGACTTCGATTCATTCTAAGAAAGGGGTGAGAAAATGGCAGGAAGAATTAAAGGGATTACGATTGAAATTGGTGGAGAAACTACAGGTCTTCAAAATGCTTTAAAAGATGTAAATAAGCGAAGTAATGATTTAACTAAAGAACTAAAAGATGTTGAACGGTTGTTAAAGTTTGATCCTGGTAATGTGGAAGCATTAGCTCAAAAGCAACAGTTACTTACAAAACAGATTGAAAATACAACACAAAAGCTAGATAAGTTGAAGGCAGCAGAACAGCAAGTTCAAGCACAATTCCAAAACGGTAAAATTTCTGAAGAACAGTATCGTGCATTCAGGCGTGAGATTGAATTTACAGAAGGGTCTCTTAATGGTCTAAAAAATAAGCTTGGAAATATGAAGGCTGAACAAGATAATGTGGCGAGTTCCACAAGGCAATTAGAAACATTATTTAGCGCGACAGGAAAAAGTGTTGATGATTTTGCAGGAGCATTAGGAAATCGTCTTGTGAATGCAATTCGAAGTGGAACAGCTACAAGTAAGCAGTTAGAGCAAGCAATTGGAATTATCGGCCGAGAAGCATTGGGCGCAGGAACAGATATTGATAAATTACAACGTGCGCTTCGATCTGTGGATGCTGGTAATTCAATTCAGCAAGTGCGAAATGAATTAAGGGACTTACAACAAGAAGCAGGTAAAACAGAAAAGAAGTTTGAAGGATTAAAAATTGGATTAGAAAATGTTATCGGTGGTTTGGCAGCTGGTGGCGGTATTTCAACAGCTATTGAAAAAGCATTAGATGTGTCAAAGTTACAAACGAAAATTGATATATCATTTGATGTTCCTGAGTCTTCAAAAAAATCAGTAGAGGATGCAGTTAGAGGCGTTCAAGCTTATGGGCTTGATATGGAGGAATCACTAGAAGGTGTACGCCGACAATGGGCATTAAATAAAGGTGTTAGTGACGAAGCAAACGCGGCTGTGGTAAAAGGAGCGGCAACTATAGCTCAAGCTTATTCTGGTATTGATTTTACTGAATTAATTCAAGAAGTAAATGAAATTGGTAATGAACTAGGGATGACGCAAGAAGGGGCATTAACTTTAACAAATGCCCTTTTAAAAGTGGGATTTCCACCAGAACAGCTAGATATTATAGCTGAGTATGGTGGACAGTTAACGCGAGCTGGTTACAATGCTGAAGAAGTCCAAGCGATAATGGAAGCAGGGGTAGAAACTGGAACGTGGAATATCGATAACCTTTTAGATGGTTTGAAAGAAGGTCGTATTAAAGCGGCTGAATTTGGTCAAGGTGTCGATAAGGCAATGAAGGAAGCTCTTGAAGGAACAAATATTTCAGCTGAACAACTTGAAAAATGGGGACAAGCTGTAGCAAATGGCGGACGTGAAGGTTCAGAAGCCATGACACAGATTGCACAGGCTTTATCAGAAGTTGAAGATGAAACAAAACGTAATGAATTAGGTGTAAAACTATTCGGTACAATGTACGAGGATCAAGGGCAAAATATTATTAATACCTTGCTGGGCGCGAAAGAAAAAACTATTGATTTTAAAAAAAATCAAGATCAATTGAATGATTCTATTAAGAAAATGGACTCTGATCCAGCAGTGAAATTTCAAAAGGCGATGCAAGATTTACAAGTTGCGCTCAAGCCAGTTCTTAGTGTTGTAGCGGATGTTATTACTAAATTTGCAGAATGGATTTCTAATAATCCTAAATTAGCAGCCACATTAGCAGCTGTTGCAGTAGCTATTGGGGTTATTTCTGGTGCGATTTTAGCGCTAGCTCCTATAGTTTCCGTAATAATGAGTATAGTCGGAGTAGTGGCATCCGCCTTAGGGGTTGCAACCGCAGTGGCAGCGGGAATTGTCGCTATAATTCCTATTATTATTGCGGCGATAGTGGCTTTAGGTGTCGTTATTTATCAAAACTGGGAATCTATAAAACAATGGACGATAGATACCTTTAATTTTATTGGAGAGTATTTATCGAACTTGTGGGGTGGAATAGTCGAAACAACATCATCATGGCTATCTTCTCTTGTAGAATCAGTGTCTAGTTGGTGGTCATCTTTAGTAGACTCAACAACAACATGGCTATCATCCATGGTTGAAACGGCATCGACTTATTGGTCTTCTTTAGTCGAAACAGCTTCTTCATGGCTCTCTTCTTTAGTGGAAACAGCGGTAGGATGGTTGTCTTCCTTAGTTGAGACAGCATCGTCTTGGTGGTCAACATTGGTCGAAACAGCATCCCAATTCTTTATGCAATTGTTCCAAAAATGGCAAGAAATCTGGAATTCTATACTTACATTTTTAGATCCAATTATTTCGGCAATTTCTGTCGTTTTAGAAGCGGGTTGGCTATTAATACAGGCAGGGGCACAAATTGCGTGGGCTTTGATATCTCAATATATTATTCAGCCGATTCAGGAAGCATATAACTGGGTGAGTGCAAAAATCGGCGAATTGGTAACATGGCTTGGTACGCAGTGGGAAATTGCAAAGGCGATGGCTCAAATTGCTTGGGGATTATTCAAGCAATATATTATTCAACCAGTCCAGGAAGCTTGGACTATAGTGAAGCAAAAGTTTAGTGATTTAGTTTCTTGGTTAAGTTCACAGTGGGAACTTGCAAAATCATACACTCTTATGGCTTGGAATTTGGTTAAACAGTATGTAATTCAACCAGTTCAAGAGTTGTGGAATACAACAAAGCAAAAACTTGCAGATTTAGCTAACTGGATATTATCAAATTGGGAATCTATAAAATCCTATACGCTAACAGCTTGGAATTTAGTGAAACAATATGTTATTCAGCCAGTAACAGATGCTTATAATCAGGCAAAGCAAAAATTCACTGATTTATATAATTCAGCTAGAGAAAAATTTGATTCTGTAAAGAGTGCAGCACAAGAAAAATTTGAAGCAGCGAAACGATTTATTATTGATCCAATACGAGATGCAGTTGGAAAAGTAGAAGAGTTTATCGGTAAAATAAAGGGATTCTTTACAAATCTGAAGTTAAAAATTCCTAAACCTGAAATGCCACCTCTTCCACACTTTAGTTTACAAACCAGTACGAAAAATGTTTTAGGGAAAGACATTTCTTACCCATCGGGAATTAATATTGACTGGCGCGCGAAAGGTGGTATCTTCACTAAACCGACTATCTTTGGAATGATGGGTGGAAACTTACAAGGTGCTGGGGAAGCAGGACCAGAAGCGGTTTTACCTTTAAATAAAAAGACACTCGGAGCCATTGGTGCAGGAATAGCAGCAGCGATGCCACAGGAACAATCCTTTATTATGCCAGGAAATATAAATCAATTAATGATTGATATGACTCGTATGATGGCTAATTCTATGAGTCAATTATCAGGATTGAAAAATGTTATGAGTGGTGTATATGGAAATATGTCAAATAGCAGACAAGCTATGACAAATGGGATTGTAAACCAAGTGTTTAATTATTCTTCTGGACAATCAGGTAACGGAATGATTCCAACACAAGGTGGCGATTTAATTATCGAAGTTCCTGTTGTATTAGAAGGAAGAGATGTTGCTCGTGGAACTTATCGATATACAAAAGAATATCAAGAGCGAGAAGAAAAAAGAAACTCAGCCTTTTAGGATTGGGTTTCTTTTAATTTATATAGAAATGAGGTGGTAACATGAGTTCTTTTACATTTAATAATCAACGAAAGGAATACATCCAAATAGAGAAAGGATGGAGCCCGACCACATGGGCACCGTTAAAAAGGAATTATTTAAAGACACCTGGATATCCAGGGGCAAGGGTATTAAATACAGATACTGATCCACGTCCGCTTCCTGTCCCTGTAGGAATTATTGTTCCGGATGGCTCTGACTTAGAGATGTTAAAAGAGGAAATTGCGGATTGGCTTATTACTGAACAACCAGTTGAACTTGTTTTTGACGCGACACCTAACCGAACATATTTGGCAGTTGTTGATGATAGTTTTGATCCGGATGATTTTGTTACCTTAGGGAAAGGTGTTATTAAGTTCATATGCCCGATACCATATAAATTAGGTGAAATTAAAAAAAGTGAATTTGTTCAAAATTGGTCCACAGAAACAACAGCATACTTAACCAATAAGGGAAGTGTAGCAGCTTCACCAATAATTGAAATTGAAGTTAAAAAGCCATCGACTTTCTTAGATGTTTGGTTTGGAGAATACCCTAATGGGCGTGATTTTTTCCGCCTTGGCTATCCAAGAACTGTGGATGAAACACCAGTACAAGAGCGAGAGCGTGTGCTATGGGATGAAATGTCTTCACCAGTAGGATGGACTTCTGTTACTGGACAAGTTGAAGAAATGACAGGGACAGGTAGTTTTAAATCAAGAGGTGGTTACGCACTTTATTGCGAAGACTACGGACAAGGCTCTAATTTTCATGGTGCTATTGCAAAGAAGAGTATTCCTGGTGGCCCTATTCAAGATTTTGAAATGGAGACATGGGTGCGTTTAAAAGCGAAGAACATCGGTGAAATGGGACGAGTTGAGGTTCTTCTTCTCGATGATGCTAGTAATATTGTTACACGAATAAACATGAATAGTTTGTATTGGGATGCAGAAATGACCAAAGCATACATGCGGATCGGAAATGCAGGAACGCCTAATAGTATACGGAAATTGGTAGATACAAGCGGGGCACATCCTAATACATTTAATCAATTTTATGGTAGGTTGCGTATAGCAAGAAGAGGTAAAGAGTGGTCTGTTTATGTAGCACGTTTTAAAGATGGAACAGAAATTGACGATGCTTCAATTGTTGAACGATGGATTGATGATGGTGCTAATCCAATGACTAATCGAAAGGTCGCTCAAGTAATGATATCGATATGTAAGTTAGGAGACAATCCACCAGTAGATAACATACAAATCGATGATTTAAAGATTTGGAAAATAAATAAAGTTGGCGATAATACGAGGTCTTATATATATGATGTTGGGGACAAAATTATTATCGATACCGAAAAGAGCTTATGCACAATTAACGGTAAGGATGCTATCAATTTAAAATCTATATTCAGTAATTTCCCTACTATTATCAGAGGGTATAATCGGATTGATATAATGCCGCCTGATGTTAAAGCAAGCATATCTTTTAGGGAGCGATATCGATGAGGGGACCGAGCGGAACACTTCATGTTGTTGATTTCCAAACAAATCAGATTATCGCAGCCATTCAGCCAAAAGATTATTGGGATGATAAAAGACATTGGGAAATTAAAAATAATATTGATACTTTAGAGTTTAAAGTATTTGATAAAACAAAAAATGCAATTTCACTTATGCAACAAAACTTAGTGTTAAAAGAGGTTCGTGATGGGCGTATTGTTCCATATGTAATCACAGAAGTAGAAACGGATTCTGAAGATAGATCACTTACGGCTTATGCATCTGGTGAATGGATTCAGCTTGCAAAAGCGGGATGGATTCCTCCACAAAAGTTAGAAGGAAAGACCGTAATTGAAATGATGGATATAGCTCTCGCCGGTACGAAATGGAAACGTGGAAAAACGATGTATTCGAGTTTTCGTTCCATGACAATTGATGAGTTTATCGATCCACTTTCACTTCTAAAGAAAATCGCATCATTATTTGATTTGGAAATTCAATACAGAGCCGAAGTTGTTGGTCCCAAGATTGTTTCTCGTTATGTAGATATGGTTGAAAAACGCGGTAATGATACAGGAAAAGAAGTTACTCTTGGTAAAGATTTAATAGGCATCAAGAGAATTGAAAACTCCCAAAATATCTGTACGGCTTTACTTGGCTTTGTGAAAAAAGAAGGTAAAGATTTCATTACGATTGCTGATGTGAATAATGGTGTACCTTATCTTGTGGACAACGATGCATTTCAAAGGTGGAATGAAGACGGGAAGCATAAATTTGGATTTTATAGTCCAGAAACAGAAAATGACGATATGGATTCAAAACGATTGCTTACTCTTATGAAGACTGAGATGAAAAAACGTATTAACACTTCGGTTTCTTATGAAGTAAGCGCGCATAGTATTGGGCGTATTTTTGATTTGTCTCATGAACTTATTAACGAAGGGGACACTATTCGAATTAAAGATACAGGATTCACACCAAAATTATATTTAATAGCTAGAGCTATATCTGGTGATGAATCTTTCACTGATCCATCGAAGGATAAATATATCTTTGGTGATTACCGTGAAATTGTGGATACAAGAGAAGAGTTACAAAAGCTATATAATAAACTTCGTGATTCTTTATACGATAAGGCGGATATGGATGCTTTAAAATTACTTGAAAAGCAAGTAGAAGATACTTCAAGTGGTTTTAATGAAAGATTAATTGCTATGAAGACAAGTCTTGAACAAACAGATGAATCAATACGTTTAAATGCCCAAGCTGTCAATCAGAAGATGGAAAAGTTATCATCCACATTAGATGTTAACGCGAGAGAAATAAAGGCAAAAGTCGGAAAAGGCGATATTGCTTCCGAATTAAATATAACTCCGCAAAGTGTACTTATAAATTCAGAACTTATTGATCTAGTAGGTAAAGTAAAAGCAGAGTGGTTAACGGCTGGCTTGCTAATGGGTATGACCATTAAAACCAGTAACGAAAAAGAATATATTCATATGCAAAACCAAGTGCTGAAGTTCGTTAATCAAGGTGTGCCGAAAATGATTATGGGTTTTGAAAACGAATTTAACAGTAAAACGTTAAACCCATACATTGTTTTAGGGCAGGGTGATGGTACTGGACGAAATGTCGGCACAATTTACAAGGATGGTAACGGTGTTTATTACAGATTTGTAGATTTAAACGGATTAGAAAGTAGCGTCCGTTTAACAGCACAGGGAAATGTAGGTATGACTGCACAAACTAATATGTGGCTTAATGCAAATAATTCTCTCGTTCTAGATGGTGGGCATGGTGTTTCTATTAAGCATGCAGGTAAAACTGTTGCGGATTTTATTCAAGTCAATGGAGTAAACTTTGATTTGTTATTGGGAGGCAATCATAGAATTCGTTCTTCCACAGCTTCTGGGTATGATAAGCTATTGCAAATAATGAATTCTTCAGGGAATGCTTTTCGTGGTATTGAGGTCGCGGAAGTAACCGCGCATGGTGGGATTCGGTCAGATACAAACTTGTGGGCAGAACAAAATTCTTATGCCATAGAGCATATAAACAGATCGACAGAGAGAATTAAAACGGCCATTCATGAATTACCTTTTTCCGCTTTAGAGAAGATTTTAGGGTTAAAGGTGAAAAAGTACTATCTAAAAAAAGATATGTATGATTTATACCAAATGAGGATGAACAAGCCGCCTGATCGAACGACACCATATACAACTAAGGATATTCCTGCTTATTATGGCGTAGTTGCAGAAGAGACAGATGATATTTTCACAACGCCAGAAAAGGATGGCGTGAGACAATATACTACATTGATTTTAACCGCCGCATCTGTCCAAGAACTTTATGATAAATTCGTTACTTTCTTAGAAGAATATGCGAAAAAAGAAAAAGAGAAAGAAGAAGAAAATGAGCAACTCAAGAAGAGGGTAGTAACACTTGAAAATGAAGTATCAGAAATGAAAGCATTACTTCAAAAATTAATTAGTTAAAACAGATGGAGCAGCAACGGCTGGTCTTTTTTATTTTGCATAAAGGAGTGATTTTATGACATTCAAGACTTATGAAATTAACGTAGATTTAATAAATGATATATCCACAACTAGTGCCATTCGCTTCTCGCAGAATGATAGAAATTCCGCTAAATTATTATTAACAATAACAAATGAAGGTGCGGAACTTGATTTAAGTAAGGCGAAATCAGTACGGATGTCATTTAAAAAACCTGACGGAACTCGTGTGTTTCAGAATGATTGCCAACCGATTAATGCTTTGGAAGGGAAGTATCAAATTCTATTAAAAACACAAACGTTAACTGCAATTGGTAACGTAATTGCTCAAATCCACATTGAAGAAGAAGACAGAATCCTTGATACACAGAAATTCTTATTTGTGGTAAATGAATCGTTAGCAGGTGACGGTGCAGTTGAGTCCACAAATGAATATACAATTATCGCAAAGGCAATCGAAGCTGGAGAGAAGCTTGAAGGTGTAGATATTAACGGGATTATTGCAGCAGGGGAATTAGCGAAGGGAGCATTACCAAAAACAGGCGGTACGATTAACGGCGATTTAGTTATGGCGACGGATAAGAATATTGTCTTCTCCTCTGATGATTACTTGTTAAAAATACGTGGGCAGAAAGGAAACTCTAAGATTGTAGCTCAAGTAATTAAGCCTGATGGAACAAGTATCTTCATTGGGGAATATAGAGGCGATAATAATAAGCTTACTATCAATTGTGATACAAATCTTCTAAAGAACACTGGAGATACTATGACGGGTAAATTAGTAATGGATAAGGCACAACCTATAGATTTTAACGATAAAGACGGCAAGCGTAAAAGTAATATAGGGATTGATTCTAATGGTAGATTCTACTCGTGGGACGAAGCAGGTGGTAAATACTTTTGGGTTAAAAATGCAGATGGTACATTCACAGTAAACGCTGATAACCTTGTGAAGAAAACAGGTGACACGATTACAGGCACTCAAAAAATGGGTACAAATGCCATTATTCAACAAGAACAACATAAACGAAATGCAAATGCAAAAGGTATTTTCTACACAGATGAGGGCTCCGCTACTACAGTTGCGGGCGTAGGTCGATATGTGAATGACACAGGTGAAGACTTTATGTACATGGGGCATGGAAGTAGCCCGTGGAATAGTACTTCAGGTTTGAGGGTTAGCCCTACGTTTTTAACATACAAAGGTAAAAATGTCATGACAGCCGAGAAAGATGATAGAGCAACTATTCCCGTAACAGCTGATGCTGAATTGATTACTTCTTACGGGGTTATAGCTGACAGAAGAGGTAATACAGTAACTTTAAGGGCACCAATCAGAAGAAAGGTGGGGTCTACCAACGGACATGTATTTACAATACCTGCAGGGATGCGACCTACTATGCTACTCTCTCAAGTAGTTTTTTCAAATGATGGAACGCCTGCTCTTTTTACAATCCCTAGCGATACAGGAGTTGTCCAACTCCAAACAATCTCACCTGTTATCACAGGTAAGGATTATTATATCTTATTATCGTACGTAGTAGATTAAGGAGGAAATATTATGGCATATGGCTATTGTTATGACGAAAACGGCAAGTTCACTGAAATGATTCCGATTGATGAGAAACCGATTTACGAGAAACAAACGTTTTACCGAGAAGAACAGAAAGAAGTCGTTACAGAAGAAAAACTTTGTGCGCTTCACCAATCCATTGAAGATGGCACGTACAAGCCTAAGATTGACGAAGAGACAGGTGAAGAGTTACCAGTAGTCAGCAAATACGAATGTCCTGATTGTGTAATGTTCGGGGTAGAATATGAAACTATTAAAGTGCCATACGAGGAGGATGTCATTGTAGGGTATGAGCCTGACATCCCTCCTAACTGTACTTTAGAAGTTTGTCCTTGGTTAGCTTACGAGCCTGTATTCAAGGAAGGTAAATGGGTGAAAACGGTTGAACCAAAGATAGAAGAGCCGCAACCACAAGAACCGTCTGAATTAGAAAAAATTAAGAAACAGCAGGAATTAATGCAGCAAGCTATAGATGAAATGATTATACAAAATCCAACTCCAGATGAATTAGCAGAGTTAAAGAAACGCTTGATCCTTATGCAATCGGCGATTGATGATCTCATCATTTCTAATACTCCAGAAACACTAGAAGGAGGTAGTAACTAATGGCTGAATACATGGCACAACGTGTTATCGATGGAGCTTTTGCGTATACGTTTATTATTATCAAAATGAAGGCGTACAAGGAGCGTATTGATAAATACCTAACTGACAATGGAAGAGCTGATTTAATTACAGATAGTGTAGTAGTTGGCTATTTAGGATAAATAAAATATAGCTTGAAAAGACAAGCATGCAGCAGCAGGCTTTTTTATTTTGAACTTGGAGGGCTGAAAAATATGAATTTTATTATCGGTATAGTTATTGGTTATTTTCTCAGACCATTTATCGATGTAACGATAAAGGTATTTAATAATGCATGGATTGAATACAAACGAGAACGATAGAATTCAATAAAATACGGCTTTGATTTGCATATAAAAAATAAAAAATAAAAAACATAACTTTTACGGATGGGGCCTACTCTTAGTCATGTATAATAAACTCATGACTAAGGAGAGGGAGTTTGTTTATGGAAGATTTATTTAACGAAATCGAAAGAGGATTAGATGCGGGAGTATACCAGTTATCTTTGGTGATGGCTTTGTGCATACCGGATATTTGTGCAGCTTTACAATCTGATGACGGAAAGGCTAGCGGAAGAAAATATAAAGAATGGTATAACAAGTATGTAGGAGATAAACTTAACATGTCTGCTGAGGATTGTTACTATTTTAGGTGCTCTTTCTTGCATCAAGGAAGTACACAACATGAGAAGTCAAGATATAAAAGAATTATATTTGTTGAACCAAATTCTAATTTCTTTTTCCATAACAATATACTTAATGATGCGTTGAATATTGATGTAGCACAATTCTGCAGGGATTTAACTGAGTCCGCTAGAGAATGGCTAGAAGACGTTAAAGCACAAGAAAATTTCATTCGAAATTACGCTAATTCATTCAAAAGGTATCCAAATGGGTTAGCACCATATATAGGAGGGATTCCTGTATATAGTTAAACAATCTATTTTTCGGGAGGCATGGATTTGACTGTTGAAGAATTAATTACGAATTTATTAAATTTGAATCCTGATAGTGAAGTTTATATATCCTGTGAAGGCGGTTGTGTAGTTGATAATGAAATAATAGTTAAACAAGAAGGTAACAAAGTGGTTTTAGAAATTGAATAAAAATAAAAAGAGGGGTGAAAATCACCGCTCTTTTTATTTTTAGAAAAGGAGTGAAAAGATGGATCGTATTGATGTATTAATGAAAACATTTATAGCTACCTTCGGAGCTTTTTGCGGGTACTTTTTGGGAGGATGGGATACAACATTGAAAGTTCTAGTAATCATGGCAGCTATCGACTATATCACAGGAGTATTCGCAGCAGGATATAACGGAGAGTTGAAAAGCAAGGTAGGTTTTAAAGGCATCGCCAAAAAGGTGGTGCTTTTTCTTTTGGTTGGAGTGGCAGCGCAGTTAGATTCAGCGTTTGGCAGCAATAGCGCTATTCGTGAAGCAACAATCTTTTTCTTTATTGGGAATGAGTTGTTATCACTTTTAGAAAATGCTGGTCGAATGGGTATTCCTTTACCTTCAGCTTTAACAAATGCAGTTGAGATTTTAGGTGGTAAAGCAAAACAAGAAACGAAAAAAGGAGATGTTGAATAATGGGTAAATTTGCAGGTTCAGGTGGTCATAATCAAAAGGTACCAGGAGCAAATAGTCAATACGGAATCGAGCATGTGGAGGATAGACGTTTCTTAGATGCTGTTGCTAAATATGTACAAGCAGCAGGATGGAATTATGTGAACTGTTCTGACGAAGTAGGAACGACAAAATACGATGTTTGGAATAATGCAGCCAATAACCACTTACGAGTTAAAGATAGTGATGTAGATTTGCAGTTCCATTTAAATGCCACTCCAGGCGGTACAGGTTGTGAAGTGTGGTTACATCCTTCATACGGTAATAGAGAATTAGCAGCTAAAATTTCAAAAGCGATGGCCAATGCATTCGGATTAAGAGATAGAGGAATTAAGTTTTCAACAGAATTAGGTTGGATTAATAAAACGAAGACCGGACTACTTCCAGAAATCTGCTTTATTGATAATGAAACAGATATGCAAAAATACCGTGCTAACTTTGACAAGGCAGCTAAAGCGGTAGCTGAGGTTATTGTTGGCAAAACAATTCAATCAAGTACAAATAATAGAGAGGTGGAGATTACAGTGAATAAATTTAGTAAAGTTGTTACGTATGAATTTGGTACAGCGTTAGTACCTGAGATGTTAGGAATGATGGATGCTCTTGGGTATGAATCTCGTATTATCTCATATGGAGATAAACAAGGATTAGTTAGATTTGAAACAGCATATCGCCAAGGGAACGAACTGGATAGAGCGACTGCATGGTTAGATGCTAAAGGCCTTAAATACTTCTATACAAAAGAATAGTTTTCTATATAAATAAGAGCCGTCGTAATGACGGCTTTTTTTATTGCTATTAAACTTAGAATTTACTTTTAGATAATGCTTTTAATATAGGTTTTACAATTAAACCTATTAAGCGAAAAGCTTTAAATATAGAACTAACAACGGTCATAAATTTAGAACGCTTTTTCATTTTATTTTCATCCTTTGACAAAAATTATAAATCTGATATTTTTGTAACCTTGTTTTTCTTCGTCTTTAATTCTTTTTTATATTTCTTGAAGTCTTCTTTACTCACTTTGAATTTTTCACCAGTAGCCACATTCTTTACTAAGTACGTCTTAGTTAAAGACATAAAATAAATAAGAAATAATATACAAGATATAGAGAAAGTTGGGATAGCTAAGATAATAGCTACAAAAAACAATGCTACCTCTAATCCAGTAGGTACTCTTTGTAAAACTAATCTTTTTCCAGTAGCGGCTTCAGCTTGCTGTAATTGTTGAACGCGTTGTACGGATGCGATAGGATCAAAACTCATAACATAACCTCCTGATAAATAATGACAACATCATTATATCAAACATTGGAGATATTGGTATTATTTATCAATGTTAGGTTCGAATTTATGTTTTCTTTTTACATAGATTTCATAAGTCAACTTAATGCAAAAATCTATAGCTTCCTGATCATCCTGTATAAGTGTAATACCTGGTACCAAATTGTTTTGAAAGTCCTTAATTGCTTGTAGCATTTCTTCAGTTGTTTTCATCGTGCATTCCCCATTTCTAAATTTTTATTATGCTCCCATAAACTCTTTATCAAAGTAGAACTTGTCCATTAAGTTATTTACAATCCCGTTGAAATAAGCAAATTTACCCTTGTTCATTTTTGCTCCGGATTTAATTTTCATAACGAATTCTTTAATAGCATTTAAGCCAATAGTAAGCTCCTGTTCTTTAGTAAATGCTTTATCACCTGTTGTATAGTTAACGATTTTATTGCACTGTCTTACGACCTTCCAGAATTCTTGAATTGTTTTTGATTCATGATAAAAAGAGCTAACTAAAGAAACAAAACGTGAAGGTACCCAGTGAGCTACAAAATCAGCTTTTTTTATGTTTTCCTCAGGTGTATTGCTATTCTCATTACTATTACGTTTGTTTTTATCTTTAATCTTTTGTTTTAAGGAAACAGGGGTTGTTTTAATGGTAGGACACTTTGTAGGACTTTTTGCATCTACCTTGCTGGACACTTCTTCCACAATTGGTTGAATAATAATTGCATTAGAAGTTTGAAGCATATCTTTTGTACGCTTCATTGCAACCTGTTTAATCATCTCTAGATCCACAAGTTTCTTCATTAAACGTTGTACAGTTTTATATGAAACTTCCATTTTTTCAGCAATGCTATTTTTGCATAGGAAACTAACGCCTACATATTTGCAGCTGTGGCGCTTTAAAATTTCAAGTAATGTAATTAGTTTAGATTGTACGTCAGTACGTTTAATAGACATACGGATAGTGTCTCTGTATGCACGTACAGTTTTATTTAGTTCTTCCACATCTTTGAATGATGATAAGTTGTGGAAGGATTCTTTTGTTGCAATTACATCGATACGTTTCTTTTCCAT